TGACTCCAACGGTCGTTGGTCGGTTGAGAAGTTCAAGGGTCTTATCTTCCAAATCGAGCGTGACGCAAACGCAATTGCTCAGCGCACTCGTAGAGGAAAGGGTAACATGATCCTCTGCTCATCGGATGTTGCTTCGGCACTCACCATGGCAGGTGTTCTTGATTACACCCCTGCTCTGAACGCAAACCTTCAGGTTGATGACACTGGCAATACCTTCGCTGGTATTCTCCAAGGCAAGTATCGTGTTTATATCGACCCATATTCGGGTGGTTCTAACCCCAACTCTGGTGGTGGTCAGTACTACGTTGTTGGTTATAAGGGTTCTTCACCTTATGACGCTGGTCTCTTCTACTGCCCATATGTACCTCTCCAGATGGTACGTGCAGTTGGTCAAGATTCCTTCCAGCCACGTATTGGATTCAAGACCCGTTATGGTCTTGTTGCCAACCCATTCGCAGAAGGCGATGCAACCAGTCAAGGACTTGGTCGCCTCAAGGTCAACAGCAACCGCTACTACAGAAGAGTACAGGTTCTCAACCTTATGTGATTCATTTCACATATTTTCAGTGGGTGCCGCAAGGCACCCTTTTTTTATCTAAATAAAAATAAAAAGATGAAGACGTTTAAGGAATTTATATCTGAAGCATTACCTTTTGGGGCAATAGTATCGACTAGTTCTTATGGTCCAGGATTATATGGGAATCCAACAGCTTCTGGATCAAAATTAACTCCATCCACAAGAGGTGTTGCGCATAAAACATTACCACTAGGAAGTAAAGTTAAAATTACAGATCCTAAAACAAAAAAATCTGTAGTTGCTCCAGTCGTCGATAGAGGTCCATATCACGGAAATCGCCAATATGATTTAACTACACAAACAACAAAAGATCTTGGATATAAAGATTATAAGCAATTTGGTGTTAGAGATCTTGACGTTACTCCAGTTCCAAAAGAGAAGCCAAAACCAAAAATTCCCGATTTAGGAGTTAAAGTGAATATGAACATCCCAAAAGTTACACAAACTAAGAAAAAATAATGGCAAGTGCATATTCCAATCAAATACAAAATAGAAATTATCTTTCACCAGTTGGGTTTAAATTTACATTAGCAAAGGCACCTAAGGCAGTATTCTTTTGTAATTCTGCAAGAATTCCTGAGATTAGTCTAGACTTAGCGAGGCAACCAAACTATCTCAAGGATCTAGATATTCCTGGAGAAAAATTAACCTATGGCGATTTATCTCTTAGGTTTTTAGTTGATGAGAATATGGAAAACTATATGTCTATTCACAATTGGTTAACTGGTCTTGGGTACCCAGAGACAACACGTCAGTTTAAGGATTTAATCACTCAGGATGGAGAAATAGATCAAAAGGATGCTTTTAGTGATGGTACATTATCCATTTTAAATAATAACTACCAGGAAATGGCAAAGGTTAATTTTAAGGATTTATTTCCAGTGGCGTTAACTTCTCTAGATTTTGATGCAACTATGACTGATATTCAATACTTTACAGCAGAAGCATCTTTCAAGTATACTGTATATAATATCCTAGGAAAAAACAATAAGCCTTTATGAATCTTGATGAAATTCAGGAAATGTGGCAGAGAGACTCTATCATAGATCCTGACAATTTGCACGATGAATCTATAAAAATTCCACAATTACATGCTAAGTATTATACGATCTACAACACTATAAGTCTTCTTAGAGAAAAGGCAAGAGAAACCTACAATAGGGTTAGATTAGAACGCTATAACTACTACACAGGAAAGGCGCCAGCAGAGGTTTACGTTGAAGATCCTTTCCCATATAAGGTTCGGGACAAAGAGGCATTACAGAGGCATATGGATGCCGATGAGAGATTGAATAAAATTGATCTTAAAATTCGGTATTATGATATTACGCTTAAATTTCTTGAAGAGATTATTAAAACTGTTTCTAATCGCACTTATCAAATCAAAAACGCAATAGAGTGGCATCGTTTCCAATCGGGGTTTAATTGACCCCTTTTTTATTACCAATAAATATTCATAACTGATATTTTATGAATGTCCCATTTGGCGATATCAAAAAAGAATGAGGTATATCTACAGGTAAAAGCAGAACCGCACATCTACTATGAACTTGCGGATCAATTTACCTTTGATGTACCAGGCGCAAAATTTATGCCCCAGTTTCGCAACAAATACTGGGACGGCAAAATTCGTCTATTCAATACTCAAAATGGAGAAATCTATGTTGGGTTGTTAGATAAACTTATTCGTTTTTGCGAAAATCATAATTACACATATGAATTTTTAGACAATAAATTCTATGGTCTTCCGTTTGAAGTCAATAAAATGATTTCAAAAGAAGGTGTAAAGGATTATATGAATTCTATATGCAAGTATTCTCCCCGTGATTATCAAGTTGAGGGAGTATACGACGCTTTAAAATATAATCGCAAGTTATTGATATCTCCAACTGCCTCTGGAAAGTCATTAATGATATATTCGATTGTCCGATACTTCGTTGAGAAAGGACAAAATACTCTGATAGTCGTGCCAACGACATCCCTTGTAGAGCAGATGTATAAAGATTTTGCAGATTATGGGTGGGACGTGGGTTCATTCTGCCACAAAATTTATGCTGGAAAGGAAAGAGAAACAGATTCTCAGGTGATTATCACTACCTGGCAATCCATCTATAAACTTCCTCGTCAATACTTTTCAAGATTTAATGTGGTTGTTGGTGACGAAGCACACCAGTTTAAATCTAAGTCATTAGTATCTATAATGACAAAACTTTCTGATGCAAAATATCGTTACGGGTTTACTGGAACACTAGATGGTTCACAAACACATAAATGGGTTTTAGAAGGTTTATTTGGACCTTCTTATAAGATTATTCGCACTGATGAACTTATGGAGAAAGGACATGTTGCAAAACTTGACATTAAAATACTTCTACTAAAGCATCAACCTCAAAGCTTTGAGAAATATGAGGATGAAGTTCAATATTTAATAAATCATCAGAAGAGAAATAATTTTATAAAAAATCTTACCCTAGATCTTAAAGGAAATACTCTAGTTCTTTTTTCTAGAGTTGAGGGGCACGGAGAACCTTTATACAACTTAATAAATACTAGCAAACCCGATAATCGTCAGGTCTTTTTTGTTCATGGTGGTGTGGATGTTGATGATAGAGAATATGTTCGCTCTATTGCAGAGAAAGAAAATAATGCAGTCATCGTTGCTTCTTACGGTACTTTTTCTACTGGTATTAATATCAGAAATTTACATAATGTCATCTTTGCTTCCCCTAGTAAATCAAGAGTCAGAAATCTCCAATCAATCGGAAGAGTTCTCAGAAAAGGAGAAAACAAAGTAAAGGCAACTTTATATGATATTGCCGATGATATTAGTTACAAGTCAAGAAAAAATTATACACTTAATCATTTAATTGAACGTATTAAAATCTATAATGAAGAAAACTTCAACTACGATATTGTAAATATACAGATAAAGGAATAATGGGAGAAGAGTTTTACTGTGCTTTAAAATTAGTTTCTGGTGAAGAAATATTCTCTTTAGTTTCTATTGATGAGAATGATGGAGATCCTTTGATTATTCTCCAGAATCCAATAATTATGAAAATTATAAACAATTCAAAGGGAATGTTTGTCAAAATTAAACCTTGGATGGAAATTCCTGATGATGATATTTTTATCATCAGGTCAGATAAAGTTATAACAATGACAGAAATTTCTGATTCAAATATGATTCATTTTTATAATAAGTATATTACCGATGATAATGAAGAGGAGGTAACAGTCAATACAAAAGGAAAGAATGGACAAGTAGATATATCAACTAAGATGGGATTTATTTCAACTGTTGAAGATGCCCGTAATAAGCTTGAAGAATTATTCAAAGATAATAAAGAAGCTTAGATTCTCATCTTCAAACCTAGCAAAGCGATTCTACTCATATTTTGGATATTTGTCAATATGTTTAAATGTGCTATAATAAACATAACGATTCATATGTAAAAATGATACTATGTCTAAAAGAAAATCCGAGCACTATGTAAACAATAAAGAATTTTTAGATGCCCTTATAATTTATAGGGAAAAGGTTGAAAAACATTTTTTACTTAAAAATGATAGGAAACCAACTAGAGAAGATAGGTCTAAGCATTGGGAAGGGAAACCACCTATTCCAAATTATCTTGGAGAATGTTTCTTTAAAATAGCAACACATCTTTCATATAAACCAAACTTCATTAATTATATGTTTCGTGAAGATATGATTTCTGATGGCGTAGAAAATTGTGTTCAGTATATTCATAATTTTGATCCAGAAAAATCTAGAAATCCTTTTGCTTATTTTACTCAAATCATAAATTATGCTTTTTTGAGAAGAATTTCAAAAGAGAAAAGACAACTGGAAATTAAAACTAAGATTATAGAAAAGACTGGTTTTGATGAGGTTATGATGGTTGACGATAGCTTGCTTTCAGGCAGCACTTCAGACTATAATACTATCAAAGACAACGTTTCTTACCGAAATAACCGATGAAGGTTGCTATTATTACTGACACACATTATGGAGCAAGAAAGGGTTCCAAATATCTACATGATCATTTTGAACTCTTTTATAAGAATGTATTTTTTCCTGCCATAAAAGAACACGGGGTAGAGGCAGTTATTCATATGGGTGATGCTTTTGATAGTCGTAAATCAATCGATTATCAAAGTCTTGAGTGGGCAAAGAGAGTTGTATTTGAACCTTTGCGGAATTATGAGGTTCATATGATTATTGGTAATCATGATTGTTATTATAAGAATACTAATAACGTAAACTCTCCTAGTCTTCTTTTGAAGGATTATCCAAATGTAAAATCTTATAGTTCCCCACAAAGTATTCAGGTCGGTGGTTTGGATATTCTAATGGTTCCTTGGATTTGTAGTGAGAACTATGATGAAACTTTAAATCAAATTAAAAAGACGAAGGCAAAGATCGCAATGGGGCATCTTGAACTTCAAGGATTTCGTGTAAATCGTAATTTGATTATGGAAGAGCACGGATTAGACGCAAATATTTTTTCAAAGTTTACAAAGGTATTTTCTGGTCATTACCATACTCGTTCTGATAATGGTCAAATTTTCTATCTAGGAAATCCTTATGAGATGTATTGGACTGATGTAAATGATACTCGTGGATTCCATATTTTTGATACGGAAACCCTTACACACACTCCAATTAATAACCCTTATAAATTGTTTTATAACATTTATTATGAGGATACTCCTTATCAATTGTTTGATGCTAGTGAGTATGAAAATAAGATTGTCAAGGTGATTGTTCGTAAAAAATCTAAACCAAAAGATTTTGAAAAATTTATTGATAAACTTTATACCGCAGGAATTCAGGAACTCAAAATCCTTGAAAACTTTGATATTCAGGAAAATGAAGATTTTGAGATTGCTGAAGAAGAAAACACACTTTCCATTTTAAATAGGTACATTGATGAAGCAGAGTTTTCTTATGATAAAAACATCATTAAAGGAATTTTTCAAGATCTTTATAAACAAGCTTGCGAAGTAGAATAATGTTTCTCCTCACTCTTAAGGACAGAAAAGACGACGGTGCATATGCAGTTCAGGATCAATATGGGCATAAAGTTTTGTTTTTGTTTGAGGAAGAGGATGATGCAGTTAGATATGCTCTAATGCTTGAAGATCAAGAAGATCAAGAGATGGATGTGGTTGAAGTTGATGATGAACTTGCCATAAAGACTTGTAAGATGTATAATTACAAGTATGCTGTGGTTACTCCTGAAGATATTGTAATTCCCCCTAAACATGTTAGTATTTCAAAAGATTAAATGGAAGAATTTTCTTTCAACTGGAAACAATTGGACTGAAGTTGATTTTAAAAAGCATCATACAAATCTAATTATTGGAACAAATGGGGCTGGTAAATCTACAGTTCTTGATGCGCTTACATTTGTTCTTTTTAATAAACCATTTAGAAAAATTAATAAACCTCAACTAGTTAATGGTGTAAATGAAAAAGATTGCCTGGTGGAAATTGAGTTTTCCATCAACAGTAGAGAGTATCTTGTTCGTCGTGGAATTAAACCGAATATTTTTGACATTGAAGTCAACGGTTCTCCACTTCATAAGGAGGCAGATGATCGTGCCAATCAAAGGATTCTTGAGGAAAATATTCTCAAGGTAAATTATAAATCTTTCACTCAAATTGTAATTCTTGGCAGTAGCACTTTTGTTCCGTTCATGCAACTTACGACTGCAAATCGTCGTGAGGTAATTGAAGATCTTTTGGATATTCGTATCTTCTCCGCGATGAATAATCTCATCAAGGATAAAATTCGCACTCAAAAAGATCAGATTAAGTCTCTTCAACTTAAGAAAGAAAATCTTAAGGAAAAAATGAAGATGCAGCAAAACTTTATTGAAGAACTTGAGAATCGTGGCAACGCTAATATAAGTGCCAATAATCGGAAAATTTCCGATTTAGATTCTGAAATTGAACTCTATATGGGAGAAAATGCTAGAACTGAAGAACAAGTTCTTCAGTTCACTAAAGAGCAAGAAGAACTTATTGGTTCTAGCGATAAGATAGTTAAACTCAACAATCTTAGAGGCAAACTTTCCCAAAAAGTATCAGTCATTACTAAAGAACATAAGTTTTTTACTGAAAATACGGTCTGCCCTACTTGTACTCAAACTATTGAAGAAGAGTTTAGGTTAAATAGAATTGAAGATGCTCAAAATAAAGCAAAAGAACTCCAAAAAGGTTTCCAAGAACTTGAGGAGACTATAAAGTTTGAACAAGAGCGAGAGCGTCAATTTACAGTTCTATCTAAGGAGATTACGAAACTCAACCATGAGATTTCTCAAAACAATACTCGG